GATGCGTGAACGAGTTGCCATGAGTGGTTTTCCTTTGACTCTTTTAATATACAGAAGATCGGAGTGAAATGGGACAAAGGTGGTCAGTTCATTCACTGTCCACCCCCACCATCACTGGGTACAATCACCCTTCGTTCTGCGGATTGCAAACAAGAAAAGATCAATCTCTGACTCATTGCAGGACTTTTTACTTTCATTCTCCATTCTCTGTTGAGTGTTGACAATGGTAGGAGGAACAACTACAGGGGCAGATTGAGAACTAGCGCCATAATATGCTGGTGGATAGTAAGTCGGTTGTGCTACAGATGGGGTTGCTGTGATAAGCAGACCAGCAATGGCAAGAAGTGATTTCATGATAAAGAATGATTAGAACCGTAGTTTACAGATTTGTGAGGGTGATGTCAACAGTCCATTTTAGAAACTGCCACACCACTCACAACACCAAGAGGGATTGACCAGAGGTAAGCATCTTTTTTAGACACCATGGCAGCAATACCTCCACCCAACAATCCATGAAAAATGTTCTCATTGCGGGTGCAAGTTCCTTGCTGTGGTTGATGATATTGTGGGGCATGTTGTGTTGCATAACCACCACCATTGCAAGGAACTTGCTTACGAGTCTTTCTAACCTGACCAGAACGATATGAACCAGTGTTGGTATAGTATCCTGGAATATATTCTTCCTCAATGATGTAGCGCTTGCACTCATCATAGACATTAACTTGTCTTGCTTCAGTAGGAACAGCAGCAAATAAAAGTAATGCTGCGAGTGCAAGTTTCATAGGATTAAAATGACTGTTAGTAATTTATACAAAAAAAGAGAGGATGTCAATCCTCTCTGTGCCACTCATTGATCTGTCATAGCATAAAATGCTTTGTCGGTCAAAGCATTAAGAAGGAGAGACAGATCCTTCATGAGATAATTTACCTCATACTGATGAATCTGCCAACGTGCTTTGAAGTCCAAGAACAACAGTTCAAAGGTGGCAGCATAATCCTCACGTTCCATAACAACTTGAGGACGATTGGTGTCGGTCATAGTGACTCGGTTGACTACCCTCATAATATGGCACAAAAAAAGACCCCTCGCAAGGGGTCTTGTGACACTATTCAGATTGTCTTGCCTGTTGAACTAGATATTCCGCAAAACTTTCCATTTTATCCGGATGAATTTGTGGAATTCCTGCCTCACCTACCGCATTTTTGATGCTTTCAATCTCATTTTGATCAAGTTTTTTTCCATCTTTGGGTAGAGTCATGGGCAATCTCCAGAATGTGATGACATTTTAACATGTCTTTTCACAATTAGTTAGTAATTTAATCTTTTCTTTGGGATTGCGTTACAGGAGTTAATGGTTCAATTTCTTCCATTTCTTTCCACACCTTTTCAAAATCAGAAGTCATTTGATCTTCATAATACCAAAAATCAATCCAATCATCATTAGTTGCTTCAGAAATGTTAGACATCTTGTGCCTCCTCTTTTCTTTTTTTGATTGCTTTTTTCATCAACTTTGCATAAGATACTTCTTCTGGAGTGTACCAGTCAGGGTGTTTCTTTGCACGTTTGATGATTTTTTTGCAAACTTTCTTGTCCTCCATAGTTGCATAGGTTTACAGTATGCAACTATTTATTTTCAATACAGAGAATCTTCCTGTTCGGTGACAATCACACAGTCAGAAGTAGGATAAGCAACACAGGTCAGAACAAAACCTGCCTCCATTTGGTCATCATCCAAGAAAGATTGATCGCTTTGATCTACAGTACCTGACTCAATTTTACCAGCACAAGATGAACATGCACCAGCACGGCAAGAATAAGGAAGATCTACACCTTGTTCTTCAGCAGCATCAAGAATGTATTGATCGTCTTCACATTGGATAGTAGATTCACCTTCAGAGGTTTTCAGTGTAATAGAATAAGTCATGTACCTTTGTTACTTTCAGAGATATTATATATCACAGGATGAATTCTGTCAATCTGCGATTTGAGTGATGTTTCTATTTCAAGAACAAGATCGTGCAATTCACGGTTTTCTTTTTCTAACTCAGCAACTTTTTCTTGCAATTCTATAATTTTATCTGCAAGATAAAATGCTGATTCATCTTTAACCGTTGGAGCAAAAAACTTTTTGATTAAGTCAATCACGTTAGAAAAGCATACTAACCTATGTATCAAGCAGTTACTTCTTCTTCATCTTTCTTCTTATTAAATCCAAAAGGACCAGTCAGTTTCTCCTCCAATGCAAATTTAAGTGCAACACCACCAAGAGTTTCCATAACTCTCAAGATGTCTTCAGGTTTTGCATCATCACCAAGTTCTTTGGCAACATAGTGATACTTTGGCCAGAATGTTTCACCAGCTTTTTGATAGTCTTCAAGTGTAAGAATTTTCATTTACCCACTCCATAATCAGGTGCTTTTAGTTCAAGTTGACTGATTTTATTCAGTCGGATAGTTTCGTGAAGTTTTGCAATAGCAGCAGTTGCTTCAGGAGTTTCATCCCAAGTCCACTCTTCTTCACGACCTTTACTATCAATTTTCTTAAAAGATTTCTCAGGCATACATCCCTCCATGGATTGCATTTTCATTTCTTGTGAACCAAACTCCTAAAGTATAACGATGATCAAATACTTCTTTCACACCGTGCTGTAAATCTGATGGGAACACTACAAATTTACCTTTCTTAGGAGTACATACTTTCTGTTCTGTTGGAAAGAAAGTTTCTCCACCATCATATCCATCATTTAAGTAACACACTCCAGTGTAATGTCTGTTTGCCAGAGTATAATCATCTTGATGATCATATGTAAACTCACCATTATCTACATGTGCTTCCATACTCATTCCTGGTTCCCAGTGAACAACATCCCAGTGTTCAATAAACAAGAATGGTTCTTTGTAGAATAGTTTTGAAGCAATTTGTGTTACTTTATGCTCAAATATTCGCATTCGAAATGCAATATCTGGGTCTCTAATTTCAGATGGACAGATAACCCTATTGTTAAAAATAGGGTGCTCCATTTTTCTCTTTACATTGTTAGAATCATCATGATACTTGATAAGATCATTACACAATTCACCATCAATGAAGTTAGGAACTTCGTAAATCATTGTTTACAGTTTACCCCCAACTACACCAGAGTTTATCACACGACTGTAATCTTGTAAAGAGTCATCTTGTAGACACATAAGATGCCAACGTGACATAGTAATCACACCATCTTCTGTCCCACCAGTAATAAAATGCTGACCAAGTGGTTCTTTTAGAATAGATGTATAGAGACCAAATCGTGTCTTTTTAATATAGAAAGCATCATCAATCCACTCTACATTTTCTGGGATAGTTTTCTCTACTGTGCCACCAAAAGATGTGGCAAGTTTAGGATTTACCATTGTTTTTGTTTGGTTCTGTTGCATCTAAATTAGAAAGTTGACGTAAAAGTTCGTACTTGATTGGATTCAAGTGCTGATACATATATGACTTATATGGATTATCTTCCAATAGTTCTACAAGATCTTCAATATGCCGATGTGCAAATGTAAGAATTAACCTTTGGTCTTGGATTTTCTTAGGCATTTTGCACCTTTTGCATTGCGAGAAGTGTTTCTAACGGAATCCACGCTGGATTTTCGTCTGCGAACTGTACTTGTACTTCCGTTATCACTGACTCTAGATCTTTTCTGTACGTTTGTCTTGTGTTTTTTACTTGACTTAAGGGATTTTCCATAACGATTTAATACGATGTAGTCTTTAGGTTTTAGTTTATATCTATCCAGATACTTTTGCAAGTGTTCCTCACACTCAAAGTGGCACACTGTTAGTGCAATACCCTTTACATTATGATGATTTTTATTCACCTCCAATCGCCACGGAAATGTATGATATGGAAATAAAATGTTGTAATCAGGGTCAAGAATAGTAGACCGAATCATATCAAGTTAGACGCAAACGATAATCCTTAAGTTTTTGAATTAGTTCTGGGTGATCTGATACCCCATTGATAACTTGTTCTCTTGCACGGGCAATATCATATGATGACATTGTTTCCAATGCCTTCAAAAGATGATCGACTTCTTGAAGTGATAGATTCATGTGAAATTAGTAAGTGATTTGTATACAGCACTAACATGCATGTTTCCATGTATGTATCCTGCTACTATAACACAAATACTGGAAAGAATTACACCCAAGAGTGATAGAACATAAGGTATTCTATTGAAATCCTCTGGATTGTCTTGCTTTTGGTTTGTCAATGACTTCTACATGTGAAAGAAATTGTTTTCTATTC